TTGAGATATTTTTCTTACAGGACTATTAGGTAACAACATAACCTTTGCCTTTTTTTATATTTAGGCGAATTATATGTAATTTTTTCCAAGCGAGCAACCTAATTTTTTAAGGAGGAAAATGTGAATAACTCGCTTGGAACTCTAAAAGGGTGGCTCTCCCTTAAACTGTATTACTGGCTTACTCTCCCGAAATTTTGTAGTTTTTAAAGCATTCTGGATCAAGTGGTGGTCCGTAGTAGATGCTAATACTGTCGTTCGTACCCTCGGTCCACGATTGGTGGTAGTATTTATTTTCATCGATTTCCCCTTGTGAGTGACAAACCTTACACTGTTCAATGTTGGTCTCTGCTTCAAACGATAGTTTGACATATCCGTTTCCTTTACAATTGGGACATGGAATCATATTAACCATTTCCTTATGTCCTCAGCTAACACCGATGTAGCTAAGTTTATTTTATTTCTTAGTGAATAAATAATTTTTTCATCAACTGTTCCTGTTGAAACAAGATCAATGTAAGTGACTTTATCTTCTGTACCAATACGATGGTTACGTGCCTCTGCTTGCTCACGGATCTCTAAATCATAATTGTTTGAATAAAAGACAGCAAGACTAGCTGCAGTTAACGTAATACCTCTACCGCCTGTCATAGGTTGACCAATAAAGAATTGTGTATCTTCATCCTCCTGAAATCGTCTAATATTTTCTTGTCTAATATTTTGTGGTGTGTCTCCATAATACGTGACCACGGAGCGCGGACCGTATTTTTTTAATAATGTTTTTTCAATCTCTTGAATGTCATGACGATAATTCGCCCAAATGATCGCTTTATCACCGTGCTCTTCTAGAATAGCACATAGTTCTTTAACGCGGTTATTTGGTAACGATAATACTTTACCATCATCGGTTGCCATATGACCACACACTATTTGATGAAGCCTTATCATTTGGGCGAGCACTGACGTAGTCGTCAATGTTTCTTGCTTGAGTTGCACTAAAGCAGTGCGTTTCATTTGCATGTACGCATCAAGCTGTTCCGTTGTCATTGGAACAATTCTTTTCATCCATACTTGATCAGGAAGATCAAGCGCGTCTTTTTTTAAAACACGATAAGAAAATTGTCGTAACTTATAATTTAATTCTTCTAAGTTTTTATATCCTGTTACTTTATTAAACGATCGACCACCAAAAGATAATCGTTGCATCTGACAGTAACGCGCTCTGAATGTATAAATAGAACTAAAACCTAATAGTTCATGATTTAAAAAATTACATTGCGCATACAGATCTTCAGGAGATTTAGTAATAGGGGATCCTGTCATGATAACACGATAACGCGCTAAGTTACCAAGCTTGGTAATGGCTTTGGTACGTAACGCGGTTGAGTTTTTAATGATCGTGCTTTCATCAACAGCCATCAATGCTTGACGGGTCATCAGAAATCTATCAGCAAACTTGCGTCCACGGTCCGTGGTAAACGCATCAACGTTCATAATTAAAATATTAAAATGTACTTTCGCAGGTTCCGTAATAAATAATGTTTGTAATTCTTCTTCATGCTTTTTTGTTTTTTGTCCTGTCCATACGACTACGTTACGATCCACGTGTGTTGGCATATGTGTTTCAATTTCTTTAACCCACGTTCCCTTAACACCGTTAGGACAGATAACGAGTAAACCAAAAATATATCCATTGTCATAAAGAAACGAAGACGCATCAATTAATACTTTAGTTTTTCCACAACCCATTTCCATAAGCAACGCAAACTCTTTATTTTGCTTAGAAAAATGATTTAACATAGCTCCCATAGATGCTAATTGATGCTCGTAAGGCGTTGTTTTAAAACTATATTTATATTTCGGCATAACTTTCTAAATTATAAAATTTAAAAACGATAACATTTTTCTTGTATAATTAAAATAAAAATAATATAGACTCCCCTAGAAAGATGAAAGACTCAGAAAACAAAGGAAATGTGTACGTTATCCAAGAGGTATCTCGATTTAATGTAATCACTGCTCAGGAATATGGAAAACTTATTCCTATATTTGAGGAGGGAAAACAAATTATGTTATCACCTGGACCAGCGATACGTAAGGCTAAAAATATATTAAAAGATTTTAATGATAAAGATTATTTATTATTGATTGGTGATCCATCAATGATTGGTCTTTGTTGTTCTGTTGCTGCAGAAAATAATCGTGGCCGATATAATCTTTTAAAATATGATCGCCAATCGCATACATATCTCCCCATACAGATAGACTTACACGAGAGGAATAACTATGACAGAGAAAGTTGATTTTACAAATTTTTTACCTGAAGAAAATAAAGTAGAAATATCTGAGGTTAAAGATGTGTCAGAAGCATCCAACAGATATTTACAAATTGAAAGCGAAATACTTTCATTAGAAAACGACGTTAAAAGAAAAAAATCCGAGCTACAACAAATGAATGATTCAATTGTTCAGATGATGGAGCAACGAGGAGTTAAAGAGATTAAACTGACGAGTGGTGAAGCAATAAGTTATAAACCCTTTTATAAAGCGAGCATCACTAAAGATAATGAAGCAGAATGTTTTGGATGGTTAGAAAAAAATAACCACGATGAACTAATTAAAAACATTGTGTCAGTGAGGTTTGGTAAAGGAGATAATGATCAGGCATCTAAGTTGGTAGAAGACTTAGAGCAAAATGGTTTAGCTCCTGACCAAAAACGCAAGGTCGAGCCTATGACCTTGAACGCCTTTGTTGGTGAACAAATAAATAAAGGTACCGATTTACCTATAGATATATTTAATGTGTATATGGGTAACAAAGTGAAAATTAAAAAAGGGAAATAACGATGAACGATGTAACGAAAAAAAAGAAAAGTGAAATATCGACTAATGTTGTAGACTTTTCAAGCCACATTGGTGTTGGCTTTGAAAATGTTGGTGCGCAAGAAATGGCAATACCATTTTTAAAAATTGCTAGCTCTCAAACACCAGAGATTAAAAAATCAAATGCAAAGTTTGTAGAAGGACTTGAGCAAGGTGATATTTTTAATTCTGTTACAAAAGACTTTTACAAAAGCATAGCTGTAGTTCCATGTGCCTTTAGAGTACGTGGAGTAGAGTGGTCACCTTTAGGTGAAGGGACTGGTGCACCTGTAAAAATTTATAAGCCTGAAGACATGCCAGCTTTAACGCGTGGCGCGGATGGGGAAGATCATTACATGATTAATGGAGCGATCTCTCCTACCTATATTGTAACGACGGCTGAGTATTTTGTTTTACGAATTAATGATGATGGATCGTTTGAACGATGCCAAATTATTATGCAGAAGACACAATATAAAAAATCCCGTTATTGGAATACGATGATGATGAATCAGAAAATTAAATCCAGTGATGGGTCACTAAGAACATTACCAATGTTTGCTAATGTATACAAAATGGAAGGTGTACAAGAAGCAAATAAAAAGAATGATTGGTGGGGATGGAAAATCACCTTGGATAAATCAGTCAATGATATTCCTAATCCATCTTATATAGTGGAGGAGGCTAAACATTTTCATGAGCTTGTGACATCAGGATCAATAGATCCTGCTCCAGAGGCAAATAATGATAATGACGATAGCGGTTTAAAAGACGTTACACCCAATGTGGATAGTGGCGTTTTAGGATCGTAATCACCTTAATTACCTAGGTTAGGGGCCTTCAAGGCCCCTAGTTATATTATTATTTATGAAAGTAGAAAAATTTAAAAATATATTTGATGGGTTAGATAGAGCTCACGGTTTTTATGAGTACACCCAAACAAAACAAAATGGCAAGCGTGATGGACGCATGCGTACAGTTCATGAAGAACCTACTTTACAAATGTTTCAGGATCATCTGGAAGGAAAAGATCGTGCTTTAGGTATTGTTCCCATTCGAGACGATGCAACTTGTACGTGGGGTTGTATTGATATTGACGAGTACCCTTTGGATCATAAAAAAATATTATCACAAATACGAAAATACAAACTACCATTAGTGATGTGTGCCTCCAAATCTTTTGGTGCTCATCTTTTTTTATTTTCCAAAAATCCACAACCTGCTTTTCTGTTTGATGAAAAGTTAAAAGAAATACGCGCTCATCTTGGCTATGCAAAAGCGGAGGTATTTCCTAAACAAATTAAACTCTCTGATGAGCAAGACACTGGATCGTGGCTGAACTTACCTTATCACGGCGAAACACGGTACGCGTTTCTTGATAATGGTGAAGGTGCTACACTAGAAGAATTCTTTGAGTTATATGACAAAAATGTCTGTGATGATATTGGTAAAATATTAATACAGGTAGAAGATAATAACATGGCTGATGGCCCTCCATGTTTAGAAATTTTAACGGATCAAGGCTATCCAGAGGGGACAAGAAATAATGGATTATTTAGTGTGGGAATTTTTTATCGTAAGTCTAATCCTGATGACTGGAAGAATTTATTAGAAACATATAACCGCGAATACATGGACCCACCTTTAAATACTAATGAGGTAGGTATTATTATGAAACAAGTTGGTGCTGATAAAGCTGATGGTACCATGAAATATATGTATAAATGTAATGATCAACCTATCGCTAGTGTTTGTCAAAAAGCTAAATGTAAATTAAGAAAGTTTGGTGTGGGTACATCAGGTCAAGATCATCCTGTATATGCGAACTTACGTGTCACGGATCGCGAACCACGTATTTGGTATCTTGATATAGACTCTCATCCAGTAGAGACACAAGTACAAGATGAAATAGAATATCATCATCGTTTACGTAAATTAGTTAAAAGAAAATTATTACGTTACATACCTATGATGAAACAAGCTGACTGGGAAGAAATACAGTCAGGATTATTTGAAACAATTACTACAATTAATATGCCTGAAGATGTATCTAAGGTGGGTGAGTTTAAAGATTATTTATTTGAGTTTTGTACCGCAAGAGGTGAGTCGTTTGATATTGATGAATTGGATATGGAAAAACCCTATACTAATGCGGAAGAGAATTCGACATACTTTCGTTTACGTGACTTATCAAAATGGTTAGAGAATACGAAAAACTTTAAAGAGAATAGATCTTGGTTAGTTCAACGAATAAAAGATCTAGAGGGTAAAGATGTGATGGTATATCCAAAAGGAATACAAACAAGAGCGTGGAAAATACCTGCATATACACAACCTAAAAAAATGGAAAAGATGCCTGATTTAAAAACAGAAGAAAAAACAGATAAAGATATTTTAGGAGGAACCGAAGATGAGGTTATACCATTTTAATTATGGAGAACTATAAAGTAATGCCAATAAAATATGAAGAAACAAAGCCTTTTATATTAGGAATTCATTATGCAAAAAGAATGCCAATGATACAGTTTTCTTTTGGTTTATTTTTTAATGATGAATTAGTTGGTGTTGTTTGTTATGGATCTCCAGCTTCTCAATCTTTATGTAGAGGTATTGCAGGAGATGAGTACAGGAAAAAAGTATTAGAATTAAATAGGCTTGTTTTAAAAAACAATATTAAAAATGAGGCTTCTTTTTTAGTGAGTAATTCTTTTAAGCTTTTACACAGACCAGTTATAATTGTTTCTTATGCAGATACGAGTCAACATCACACAGGATATATTTATCAAGCTACAAATTTTTTATATACTGGTTTGTCTGATAAAAGAACTGAATGGAGAATGAAAGGAACAAATAAACATAGTAAAACAATATGTGAGCAATATACATTAGAAGAAAGAAAAAATAATCCCGATAAATTTCATGTTGTACAACGACCTAGAAAACATCGTTATCTTTATGTTATAGCAAATAAAAAAGATAAAAAACAAATCTTAAAAAATTTTAAGTATCCAATTTTAGATTATCCTAAGTTTAAAAATAAAAATTACAAAACAAATACAAACATAGAAACACAAGGAGTATTGTTTTAATGATTAATATAATTGTAGGACCTCCTGGTACAGGCAAAACAACAGAGCTGTTAAATATATGTCAGCAAAAAAAAGAACAGGGTGTTCCTTGGGAAAGAATTGGTTTCTTTTCTTTTTCTAAGAAAGCAGCGTATGAAGCTAAGGATAGAGCAAGACATAAGTTTCAAGCAAGTAGAGATGATTTAACTCATTTTAGAACGTTACATAGTTTTGCTTTTAGACATCTAGCTGTTAAAGAAGATAACTTAATGAAACAAAAACATTGGAAAGAGTTGTCTTCAAAAGTTGGTTTTAATTTAGTTTTTAATGATAATGATGATTCTGTTTATACAAACTCTAATCATCAATTTATAAATCTCATTAACAAAGCGCGCTTAAAAGATATTAGTTTAGCTGAAGAGGTAAGACTTTACCCTGATCCTATTAATATGGTTAAGTTAGATTATTTAAACAGAGTTATAAATAAATACAAAAAAGTTAATGAGCTTTATGATTATACAGATATGATTGTTGATTACACAACTGACACAGTTTCGACACAGTTTGATGTGCTCTTTATAGACGAAGCTCAGGATATGCCTCGCGTTCAATATAACATGGTAGATAAATTAATTAGTAATAGTAAAGAGGTTTACATTGCAGGTGATGATGATCAAGCTATCTTTCGTTGGTCAGGTGCTGATGTAGATAAATTTATATCTCTACAAGGAACGGTAAAAGTTTTAGATAAATCGTATCGTTGTCCGCGAAGAGTGTTTCGATTAGCTAATAATATTATTACTAAAATACGAAATAGGCGTCCTAAAGTTTGGCAACCAAAAGAAGATGAAGGTAAAATATATCGTATACCACATTTACGACACATTGATTTATCTTCTGGAAACTGGTTGATCCTTGGCAGAACAAAAAAAATTAGAAATGAAATGATAGAAGAAATACTTTTAGAACAAGGTTATTGGTATGGAAGAGGTGAGCATAGACCAGTGTCTACGACTGTTTTAGGGGCTATCGATGTATGGAAAAAATTAAAGTTTGGCAACACGGTTACATTAACAGAGGTTAAAACTTTGTATAATAAAATAAAAACTAAAGTTGGAATTAAACATGGTCACAAAACAATGAAAGTGGAGAATGATAAACAATTATTTTCATTACAGCAACTAAAAGATCATCATGGTTTACTTGTCGATGGAGAATGGTGGGATGTACTCAGTTCTTTAACACCTTTTGAAATTACTTATTTACGGCGGCTTGAGAAAATAGGTGAAGACATAACAGCAGAACCACGAATTCGTGTTTCTACAATTCATCAAGCTAAAGGCGGAGAATGTGAAAATGTTATTGTGTTATTAGATTTAGGAAAGATTGTTTACAGATCTTATTTAAAAAATCCTGATGATGAACACCGTGTTTTTTATGTTGCTGTCACCAGAGCTAAAAACAATTTGTATATTGTTGAGGCTCAAAAACAACAAGGTTACCGAATGTACGGTGATGAAAGGATGCATGATGATTTATAAAAAGATACTTAACAAAGCCATTGAATTGATCGGCGGAGCACGAAACACGGATTACGGAGATCGGGTTACCAATCATCAAAACATCGCTAACTTATGGTCTGCTTTTTTAAATAAAAAAATATCAGCTCATGATGTAGCAATTTGTATGGCTTTAGTTAAAGTAGCGCGTCTCATGCATAGTCGTAAATCTGATAGTTATGTAGACCTAGCAGCGTACGGCGCAATCGCAGGGGAGATAGCAGAACGTGAGGAGGGTAAAGATGCAGAATAATTTTGGCTTTACAAAATCTGAGTGGGTACCACCTCATGAACTACCTGATATTACCGATGCAAAGGTTATTGCTTTTGACTTAGAAACATATGATCCACAATTAAAAACGACTGGACCAGGATGGACAACTAAAACAGGGCATATTATTGGCGTAGCGGTAGCCGTGGATGGTTGGAAGGGTTACTATCCTATTCGTCATGAGAATGGTTTCAATTGGGATAGAAGACGTGTTTTAACGTGGGTTAAAAAGTTAATGCAAACTAATGCTATCAAAGTAGCACACAATGCTATTTACGATTTAGGTTGGTTACATGCTGAAGGCATAGAGGTAAAAGGACCTATAGTTGATACAATGTTAATGGCTCCTATTTTAAATGAGAATAAATTTTCTTATGCATTAAGTGCAGTGGGAAAAGATATGCTTGGTGAAATAAAAGATGAAACACTTTTAAAACAAGCGGCTACTGAGTTTGGTATTGATCCTAAAAATGAAATGTACAAGTTGCCAGCTATCTTTGTAGGTGATTATGCGGAGCAAGATGCAGACTTGACTTTACGACTGTTTCACCACATGCGACCACTCATTGAAAAACAGAGTTTAAACACAGTGTATAAATTAGAGATGAATCTTATACCAATTATATTTGAAATGACAAAACGAGGAGTAAGAGTTGATGGAGATAAAGCAAGACGTTATAAAAAAAGTTTTAAGAATACAGAAAAGAAGATACTTGATGAAATACTGGCAGACACGGGTATCGCAGTTGATGTTTGGGCTGCGGCTAGTGTTGCAAAAGTATTTGATAAACTTAAAATAGATTATCCAAGAACAGAAAAAACACAGGCACCTAGTTTCACTAAAGATTTTTTAGTTCATCATTCACATCCAATTGCTAAAAAGATTCAAAGTGCTCGAGAGTTTAATAAAGTGCAATCAACTTTTATTGATACTATTTTAAAACATGGTGAGTCAGGACGAATTCATGCAAGCATTCATCAGATGAGAGATGGTACATCAGGAACAGTGTCAGGTCGTTTTAGTTATTCTAATCCAAACTTACAACAATTACCTTCTCGTAATAAAGAAATTAAAAAACAAATACGAGGATTGTTTTTACCTGAAGAAGGTGAGACATGGGGATCTTTTGATTATAGTCAGCAGGAACCACGGATCGCGTCACACTTTGCTTCAAGCTTAGGATGCGAAGGAGCTAAAGATGTTGTGGAAGAATATCAAAAAAATCCTGATGCAGATTTCCATAGTATAGTAGCAAACATTGCTAACATTGGCAGAGATCAGGCAAAAACTATTAACCTTGGATTATTTTATGGCATGGGCGTTAACAAACTTTCCAACGAATTGCAAGTGAACGTTGATGTTGCAAAAGAAATTTTAAAGGAGTACAATTCTAAGGTACCGTTTGTTAAGGAATTAACTAAACGCGTATCAAACTTCGCCAATAGTGAGGGTTACGTCTCAACAATCAAAGGTAGAAAATGTCGTTTTGAGTTATGGGAACCGACCACTTTTGGCGTGTTCAAAGCTCTACCAGAAGATCAAGCAAAATTAAAATATGGTAAGCATCACATTTTACAAAGAGCTGGTACTTACAAAGCATTAAACAGATTGATACAAGGATCAGCGGCGGATCAAACAAAACAAGCAATGATAGAATTATATAAGGAAAATTTAATTCCTCTAATACAAATTCATGATGAGCTCACATTAAGTTTTAATGGTGAAGAAAAAACTAAAAATAAAATAATGGAACTAATGGCACATGCTGTAAAATTAACAGTTCCAAGTAAAGTTGATTGTGATTTAGGAAAATCTTGGGGTGATGCTACTTAGAAATATTGGCGGTTTTCTGCGGTAAAATAGATATGTCTTGCGTATGATATAATATTATATAATATATACTTATAATTTTAGAAAGAAGGAATTATGAAATATACTAAACAAGACTTATTTAAAATAATTGGCCCAGAATTTTTCTCTGCAATTTTTACTAAGAGTAATGGTGAAGAGAGAAAGATACTTGCTAAACTACATGTAAAAGATCAAAAGTTTTTTGCAGGTGGTGAATTACTTGGTGACAGAAATCATTTATTAGAATGTATTGATGTTAACGTTCTTAAAAAAGTTGATGATCCAAAAAAAGCTTGGAGATCAATACAACTAAATAATTTAATCAGCCTTAAAATAAAAGGTGTTGAACATATCGAGAAAGGAGAAAGTCATGCACAAGCCGCTTAATTTTATTGAACCAGTACAAATAGAAATGGATTTTAATGTTCCATTTACTTTCAAAGACAGCATTGCTAAAATATCTAGAAAAAATCCAATGAGAGGATCTATCTTACAAAGTTTTTTAGGTGATGTTTGTCAGAATAAAAAATCTTCTTTTACTGATTGGGTATTAGATGCTAAAGAAGAAGAGCAAGAACAGGAGGATATATAAATGCATCCTGAAATTAAACAAGAAATTAAACTTTTAAAAGAATCTATAGCTCACTATGAAAGTGAGCTAAAGAGGCCTGTTTGGAATTATAAGTTTGATAAAGAAGATAGTCATACAAGAGCTAGAAGACTTATCCAATTTAAAACAGAACAATTAGAACAATTAGAAAGTTGGTACGCATGAGTATTAAAACTATTAAAATCATTCCTAATCCTGATGATGAGATTTTGGAGATACCAAAATTTTTACGTGACCTTGCTGAAAGGGATAAAAAAGAAGGTAGGCAAGGTAAAGGTTTGAATTCTGTTTCTGAGGCACCCAAGATTGTGGTGCCTTCATTACCGATGTCGCCTAAACAAGAAAAGAAAAAGCGCCAACAAGAGTTGATGTCTTTTCTTGCTAGCTTAGTTGATACTGGTTTAAAGAAAAAACCACTTATTGCTAAGATGAGAGATAAGTTTCCTAAGCTTAGTTCTTCTCAGATTTGTCGATTTGTGAATAATCAATTGAAATTAAAAGTAATTGCAATTGATACTAAATATAAAACTAAACCTGTTATTATCAAAGGTAAATATTGGAGGGTCCTATGATTGATTTGTTTGATTTAAAAAAAGGTGAGGCTAAATATTATGACAAGCCACAAAGATTTTATGTGGTAAGAAATAACACTAACGTTCCGCGTATCACGATTAAAGAAACGTATGCGGTGTGGAGAAGAAAAACTCAAAATAAAGTTTGGTTTCAATCAAAGTATGAAAAAGGAACTAGGTCATTTGATTTTAGTTACACAATAGATCAATTAGCAAATAGTATTCCCGATGCTTTGATTATGTCCAAGCTATTTAAAATAGGAAGATCTCAGGAAAATGTTGATAAGTTTAGAAAACAAGCTGACTTTCTTGAAGAGAAACTAAAAGATCCTAATAACTTTACTGCAAGTATTGATGAAGACTATTTAAGAAAATGGGGATCAAACAATGTAACGTTTGAAAAATTAGTTATCTAATGCTTTCTCTAATAATACTTCAAGTCGTATCACTCGTTCTCTTATGTCTGGTATGTCTTGGAGTATTATTTTTTCTAGTTGCTGTTGCTGTGACTCAACTGCTTCTAATCGTTGTGACATCATTCCATAAGTTACTCCAGCACTTACCAAAATTAATCCTAGCCAAATAGCATTTCTAAAATTAGTTTCCATTAAATTATTCTCCTATTTAAAAACTCATCTCTTAATGAAGCATCTAAATCTTGAGGGTTTGAAATTTCTCCTAATGCATTAAAGTTTAAACCTGTAGGACTTTCTCTATTTATTAAAGTTGGATTGTCTTTCATTTCTTTAATCATGTTAATGTTACTTATTCCTGTGTCTGGATACCCTCCCTTATTAGCTAAGTAGTTTCGATAAGCTGTGCTATCTAATGTAACACCTCCTATTCCAACATTATTTGCATTAAAGTTAGAAAAAGGTATTCTAGGATTATTAGGAGCTCCTGCTAACTGACTAAAATCTAAGGAACGATTACCGCGAAGCGCGTCAAAATCATTTTGATTAGCTTGATACTGATAAGGTAACCTATTTACTATTTCATTTACAGTAGAGTTATTTACAATCTCGCTTGCAGTTTGTGCCTTATTAAATAATTCTAATTTTTGTTCTTCAGATAAATTGTCAGTATTAATAAAATTATTTTTTTTAATTTTTTTATCATTTTTAATACTTTCCATATCAAGAGAAACAGTCTCTTCCTTATTACCATCATCAATAGTAAGCATGTTTTTTAAATCCTTTACAAAACCTGATGGAGCATTTGCTAAATCTCTATACACCTTACTATCTGTTATTCCTGTTTTATCTCCTATAAGACTAGCTCCTGATTTAACTTTTCCACCCATTTTATTTAATACACCTAAAATAGATTTAGCCATACTAACACCAGGAATAAGATTAGATGCGGCGCCTACTAAATTTTGAATACCAGATGTTATAGGAAATCTTTTTTTATAAGCTTCCGCACCACCTGCATTTCCTATAGTTTTATTATCAGAGCCTGCACTAATTTGATTTCCTTTTCTGTCTGTAAATGTAAAATTAGAAGGATCAAAAGTTTGCCCTGTTTTAAGAGCTTGCATTCTCATTTGATATTCGTTGCGATTATCTCCAGCTATTTGATTATTTTGATATTTGTCTTTATTGGCTATTAAATTTTCAATAGCTTTATTTGATTCATTTACTGATTGAGATTGAGGAGAATTAGGTTGTGAGGAACCTGAAGAGGTATGTGTTGATTTCTTTTTACCTGATAGAAAACTAAAGATACCCATTATGATACCATTTGTTGTGGTTTTTTATTACCCATTAAAGAAGCTATGCCCCCTTGATTTGCAAAGAAAGGAAGACCTACACCTTCTAATTGACTTATTGTTTCTGGATCTAATCCTGGTTGACGATTTGAAGGAGAAGGAATAGGGTCAATGACCGCGGCCATATTAAAGTTTGCATCTGGTTGTGGAACATCTAAAGTAGGTGATCCTACAATGTCTACTGGAATATCTTCTTGAATAACTTCCTCTTCAATAGAAGAATCTTCAGGAGCATCTAATAAAAATTCTATAGGTTCTTCTGCATTTTCATCTGTAGGTGCATTTTTTATAACGTCTTCATAAAAAAGATCAAACCCTTCTTTGTACTGAAGTAACCCTTCTTTTGCATCATCGGTTGCATTGGCAATTGACTCATTAAGATTATTACGTGTTAAATCAAGTAAACGAATACCTGCGCTATATCGTTGAAAATAAGATAAACTTGTATCTAAAGTATCAAATAAAATTTTTGTATTAGCAGGATTACTTAAAGCTCTTGCTATTCCTCTAGCACTTAGTGTAGGTACTAAGCCCATGCCACCTGCCATACCTATATCACCAACACTTAAAACACCAAAATAATTACCTATAATAGATCCAATACCACCAAACACAGCAGCTCTTTGAATATATTGATTTACATCAGGAACTTTTATACTTTTATGTTGAGACATAAAATCAAGTAACTGTCTAAATTGATTTCCATCAATTACAGAAGCGCCTTCTTTGTTTAAAATATTTAGTGCATGTAATAAACTTTCTTCTCTTACAGGTATTGTAGATCCTTTACTGGCTACTTGAGAAGATCTAAAACCAAGAGCTTTAAGTAAAGCGTCTGGATCAATGTTTAAAAAATTTGAAGTTGTTTCAAATTCATTTTTTCCTTTACCTACTTTAAAAGATTTTTCTATTGCCTCATCTATATACGCTCTAACAAAGGATCCAAAAGCCTGATCATTTTCTCCTAATAATTTATATAAATCATCAATTCCTTCTTTAGATTGAGTCTTTAAAATATCTCTAATAAATTCATCATAATATTTTTTTCCCTCTGTAGTTAACTTTGTGTCAAATATATTATTTTTAAATGCATCAAATTTTCCTGCGAAAGCTCTTTCAAAAAGAGGTTTACCTTCAAACCATTTTCCTCCTTCTTCCCATCCATTTTTATACATGTTGGTAGCAATTTTGTATTGTGATAAAATTTGATCAGCTAAATCAGCATCTATTTTGGATAAATCTAAATTACCAAAACTATTATTAATAGAATTTTTTATATCAATTAATTCTTTAACAGAGGCTCCTCCCTCTGTAGCATAACTTCTTTTTTGTGCTTTTTTAATAGTGTTTGTAATGTAATCTCTTAATGTTTTAACATCTAAAAACTTTTTAGCACCAAACTTATCCACTATATTTAAAGCCACTTTATATGCTTCACTCCATCCTGGATCGTTAGGGCTTAATTGACCTTTTCCTCCCTGTTGAGCATCACTAATAATTCTTCTTGCGACGTCTAATACATAAGGAACATCTTTAGCATCAGGATTTGTATTTCTTAATGGAACTATGTTAATGTCAAAATCATATACTTTTTTTCCGTTTATTTTTCCTGTCGCTAAATCTAAAAATTTATTATATTGAGCGCCTACTTTTGTCCGAAAATTTTTATAAGTAGCGGTAGCTAGTTCTGTAATAGTTTTTCCTAATTGACTTTGAGTCTGGCCTGTAGGAGCAAGAGCGTATAGAGTATCATCAAATGCTGACTCCAATTGAGCACCTCTTTTTTTTACAAATTTTCCAACTGGTCCCGATACCAACGGAAACATGCCTCCAATTCGTAAAAACGTTTTAGCAAACCCCGAAGCTACATCTATAGGAGCAAAATCAATACCAAATTTGTCGGCTATTTTTTTTAATCCTTCGGCTCCCTTTTTTCCTGTCATTAAAATTCTTTTAAAAAGAAAAGGAATAGATCCTATTCCTACGCCAAAAGCTTCAAAGGATAAATTTCTTTTAAGATCTTGAGGAACTTTTTCCCATATTTCTTCTATAGTTTCTTCTTCCCCTGTAATAAATCCTTTAACACGGTCATACAATTGCTCCATTGCTGTTGCGCCTAAAGTTCCACCTCCTATGGCATATAGCACTGTGCCTACAGGATTCTTTTTAAAAGTAGTTTTTAATGCATTAGCTGCTAATTTTCTAACTCCTTCATATCCTCCTAACGCTCCTACTATAGAAGCTGTATCTCTTGATTGAAGAGCACGCATAAAGTTTTCTCCAAAGTCAGTTTTTTTCTGTCTGTAAACTTCTTCATTACCACCTAATGTTTGAAAAACAAATTTGTCAAAAAAATCCATTTTATCTGGATCAACTAATTCATAGTCTTCTAAAAATTCAGAATCACCAATAAATTTTTTTTTATCCGTAAAACGTTCTATGTCAAACATTCCAGGAATAGGAGTTTGTGTTTCTTCTTCAGGACCTTCTATATCATCAAAAATATTAACAGGGATATTTGATTCTATATCATCAAAAATATTAATTTCATCAGCCATGTTACTGAGAGGATTTCCATTCTTTATATTTCTTGATTACCAGTTCAGGATCTTTACCATTCATAATTGCGGTGATAGCATTCATAATTTGTGGATCCGTGTCTATCATATCTATCATCTCTTTAGGTAAAGAACTTTTAATTATCTCTAATTTCATATCTTCACTTTTGATGTCTTTTGGTTTAATATTGTAAAACTGAGGAGTCTCAAATTTTTTCTCTGAGTTACCTGTTTGTCGGTAAAAAGAATTAATATCATTAACTAAAGTTTTACGAATCTGTTTAATAGAGTCCATTGTTCTCTTAGCATTCCCTGCATAAATATTTAAAATATCTTTTTTATCATTTTTCTCTTTATTTGTTATAGATCTAAACGATCCTTGTTTCTCAACACTTGCAAGTTTAGAGGCAATAGAATCTTGTAGACCAGCAATTTGATCTATTACAGGGCTGTCAAGAAATTTAATTTCAGGTAAATCTACTCCTAAAAGACTATTAAATATTTGATCTAAAGATAAATAACCACTTTTTCCGTAACTTGCTGCTCCACCTATAATACCAAAATATTGAGGATAGTTTAAAGCAACTTCATATAATTGATCCAAAAGTTTTATAGCTTCTTCTCCTTGATTTGCTTTTTGAATTAATATGTTTTCATTAGATGAACCCTCTTTTATATTAACTGTTTGTGACTCCACATCAACCAACCCATCATTTTTAGTTGGAATATTTTCAAAATCAATGTTTTGTGCTATTTCAATTTCGTTAGAATTTTCTCCTCCTATTGGTGTTCCTGTATTTCTTTTTTTAATTAAACCACCTTTAGCTTGAGGTTGAGGTTGAACATTAGTAATATTAGTTTCAAGATTGAGCCCACCTACTTTGTCAAATTTCCAATATTTTTTAAATGCATTATCCGCATCAGCAAATTTTTCTAAGAATTTATTGTAATTATTAATACCTTCTTCACTGCTAATATCTATAACAGCCGTTTGTGTTGTTACCTCACCATCAACTACAGTTGGGTAACTTACTACGTATTCAATTTTATCTTTTGCTTTTGGTGTACTGAATTCATATTCACCGTTAGGTTTTTTGTAAACAAGAGTATTCTCTGCAATACCATCTAAGTTAAGGTTAAGATCTGTAAATACGGTATCTTCAGATTGTCCTATTGTACCAATGTATACCGATGATTCCTTTTTATCTTTTGGCTCATTAAATTTATTTAAAGAACCATTAGCACTAAATTGAAAAGTTGTTCCTGTTATAGGATATGCTGCATTAAATTCATCTATAGTCATGCCTAATAGAGTAGCAGTTAATAAATCTTTTTCTGCATTACCTGTTTTAACTAATGTATTTGTGGCTTTTGCTCCCGCAGCTTTAGCCGCTGTATCGGCTGCAATAGCTGATGATAGTGCTCCTGATTTAAGTTGCATCTCTAAAGCTTTTTCTTTTGCATCTTGTGTATTTACTCTTTTTTGTGTTGAATCTAAAAACATGCTTCCCGCTTGACTTGGATCTATGTCTCCTCTTCCATAAGCTAAAGCTAGTTTAGAAATATCCATAAGGGTATTAGCTTTGTTTCTTTCAGGATCATTGTATCCTTGCATTAATTCCATATATAAAGGAAGATAATCTTCTTTGTAAGAAGTAGCTAAATTACCTTTATTAAAATGTTGTATTGGTTGAACTGGTCCACCATTAGCATAACCCATCATTCCTGGTGCCATTCTTTCAAATTGTAAATTCTGCATAATACGATCATCAATGTTATCACTTGCTGATAATGACTCTGTATTTAAATTTTGATTAGGAAAAGAACTCATATATCCACCGTTAGCGACGCCTACAGGTTGTGGAGGCATATTCATCGCCATCATTTCTTCCGCATCTTGTTGTGTTGGTGCAATAGAAGACATTTCTTGCCCTTCTTCTATTTGACCAATACCAGTGTTAGCGCTATCTTGATCAAGCATTTGCATAACAGGTTGAACTAAAGTTAAAACACTGTCAGGTGTTTCTTCCGCATCTTTTTCTCCAACGTAAGAAGCTAACTCTTGCCTTCTATCAGCTTCACTTAAATCATCACCTCTAATAGAGCGCATTAACTCATCGTAAGTGTTAGTATCATCAATTTCATTTTTGGCTCTTTCGCCTTCTTCTAACATGGCCATAGCTTCTGCTTCTCCGCCTCCGCCACTAAAACCATCCATAATACCAACGTTCTCTGTATTAACTTGTTCTTCTACTATTTCACCTTGAGGAGGTGAACCTTCTGCTCTTGCAGATGGAACAGTAAGTTCTACAAGTTTTCTATAATCATCACTTTCAGTATTAATTATTCTTTCCATAACAGAGGAAGGATAAGCTACATTAGGATACAACAAATTAAATTCATATTCATTTAATTCATAAGCACTTCCTTCTCCGTATTGATCAGTAGGTTTATCAAGAAAATCATTTATACCTTGTACAACCTTACTATTTTTTATTCTTTCAAATAAACTTGGCGCATTAATGCCTTCATTATTAGCTATAGTAATTCCCTCTTGTCTTTCGCCTCCCATAGGAGTGCCATCTTGACGGCGAACCACGGGCATCGGTCGTTGAAACATTGATCTATTCATGACTGCCATTATACTACTCCTAATTTTTTAAGGCCTGCTAAACCTGTTAAGGCCCCTATGCCTGTTCCTATACCAGCTTGCATTGGGCTTGGTCCGCCATATCCTTGAGCTGTGTTAAAGACAGCCGAAGAGGACGGTGCACCTTGCATAATATCACCGTAGAAAGCTAGTTGTTGATACGGTTGCATAATACCTTGTAATAAATTTTGTCTTTTCATGTCTTCTTGTTGTTGAGCGAATTGTTGTTGCATTCCACCTGAAGCAAGTAATGATTGAATATCTTGGCCTGCTAATCCTTGAGCTTGCGCACCTAGTTGAGCTTGTTGAGCTCCTAAACCTGCAATACCTAAACCAGCCATTCTTTGTCTTTCCATTTCACCTTGATAACCTTGCATGGCTTGACCATAATTTTGTGCATTAAGAGTTGCTAAAGCTTGCGCTCTTGCGTCTTGTTGTTGTCCTGCAAGTTCTGCTTGTTGAACCCCGTAACGCGAACCACCGAACACGCCACCTCTTACAGCATCTCCAGCTAATTGATTTGATTGTTGAGCCCCTCTTTTATCAAGCTCCGTCATTGTTGCATCAATAACTTGCTGTTGAAAAGGATTCATGTAAGCGTCTAATTGAGATTGCGTTGGCGCTCCCGTAATACCACTTAATAAATTTTGTCCTTGTGTTGTGTAATCTTTAGCTGCATCTAAGTAAGGTTGATAAGCACCAATGCCCTGTTGCGCTAAACTAAAAGCTTGTTTTTGTTCAGGAGTAAGTCCAGCTAAAACATAATCAGGAAGAGTATACCCTTTTTCTGTTAAGGCTTTAGCGGTATCTATTAAACCAAGTTTACGAGCCTCAATATCTGGCGCTTCTCTTTGTATTTGTGTTGCTGTTGACATTATGCGACTCCTCTTGATTGTTCAGAGAGTGTACCACCTTTTTCTAAATTTTTCATCATTTGATACATTCTTTTTGCTCCTTCTCTTCTATTACCTCCACCTGCATTATTAACTGCTTTGGCGGTAAACACGAATTCTCCATCACTTAACATTGCAGGTATATCATCACTTGTTCCTGTTCCAGGCCCCTCTATTTCTCCGTTCTTACGCGGAAAATATTTTTTTGATCCATCGGCTAAATTAATGATACCACCCTCTGCTGAGTAACGAACAAAATCATCTGTTAATTCTTCGATAGGTACACCAAATTGATCTTGCATGTCAGTGTAGTAATAAGGTTTAACACCTTGTCCTGATAATTGAAACTCTTGTGGATCATTATAGTAAAGGGGATTTAATGCATTAGGGTCGCCAGGTTCAAAGTTTGCTAATTGATTTTTTGCATCCATATAAGAAAGTCCTCCAAGACCTGCTCCTACTAATAAATTTGATTTACTAAAGACATCTCCTACACCAAGTTTATTACTGCCTGATAAATATTGTAATCTCTTGTATGCATCTACATTTTCTTTTGTGGGATTATTAATTGCTAATTCTTTTGCTTCAATTAATTGATTTTTAAGATTAACTTTATCTGCATTACCGCTTACGTTAGCAAATTTATCTATCATGTTTTGAGCGCCTTTAATAACATTAAAATCATCTCCCATAGCAAATTTACCACCAGGTAAACCTTTACCAGCGAAACCTTTAAGAGGGCCATATGCTCCTGCGATGGATCCAATACCATAACCCATTAATGCTGTTTTAAGAGCCTTGTCTGCTTTTTGTCCTGATATAAGGCCACCAATACCAGCGCCAATACCAGCGCCTGCAGCACCACCAATCATAAAACCAAGACCACCACCTACAATAGGGGCTATCTTTTTTACTGCTTTTTTTACCGATTTAAATGTTTTATTTAAGAAACCACCAATACCTAATTGGGGGATATCCTCAATAAATTGTTCGTCAAATTCCATCATGCATAATCCTTCATAGCAACTAGTTTTTCGTTGAAAAGCAAGATGGCGAGGCTTGGAGAAATGCGCCTATTTTATTCTATATTTATAGGTGTTTTTATTGTAATGTGCAATGAGAAATTAGACATGGATATAGATATTAAGAAAGTTCCTATGGTTCGTCTCACGTGGCGCGATGCACGGGACACGGAAACTGGATGGTTAGACATAAAAGATGTGATAAATGCTCCGTTAGCCGTGTGTCAAGAAGTAGGGTGGATGATACATAATAATGATGAAAAAATAATTATTATGCGCTCTTATAGTAAAGATAAAGACGACATATCTGGTGGTGGTGCTATTGCTATACCTAAAGGTTGGGTGACAAAAATAGAATATTTATCTGTTGACTACTCAGAACAAAAATAAGTTGTCAAGAAAACAATTATAAAAAGATTACTTGATAATTATGATAGACGTGTTTAAATTAGATCTCACCCCAAAATTACAAATCAGGAGATATTATGGATAATCAAGAAGTATTGAAAGCTATAGCTGTCCTCGCAGATAAGGTGAGTCGCTATCATGAACGTTTATTAGCAGTAGAAAGAGATCACAAGAAACACGTTGATGGGTGTTCATGTCAATCTAAACCTCCTAGTATGGGTAGACCTTTAACAGAAGATGAACGAATTTTTGTACAAGAAAACATGGCAAAACATAAGGCGGCAGCAAATGGACAATAATTGCCCAGCTTGTGGTTGTGATTTAGATAAATGTATTTGTGATGATTTCTGTGAAAATTGCGGAGCTTAGGGATTTTTAGTTTTTCCAAATACATCAGGTAACTTCGTCACTTTAATTTGAACATTAGTTTCTACATCATCAGATGTAGTAGCTGTGTTTGGATTAGCAATATCTAGTTTAGCTTCATCCTCTGATTCGTAATCAGCCCCTGTACTTTTATTTTTTACCTCAACGTGAACTTCTGGTTGTATAATAGGAATTTCTTGTCCTTCTATTACTTGCTTACCTATTTCTTTTGAGTCTTGTACTTTCTTAAATGCCATTAATTTATCTCCATTAAGCTTACTAATATTTTTACTGCACCTGTTAGTTTTATTGCATCAGCTTGTTCTAATACAATAGGTTGTGTTAACACTTCGCTTTCTGCACCGTCAGCTAAACTTTCTTTGAACAACTCTATTTCTAAATTACTGTTACTACTATCTAATACAGCTACTGTTGTTACAACAGCTCCGCCTGACTGATTAGATAAACGAATACTTTTAACTAAAGCAGTTGTTGGTGGTACAGGAGGTTGCGAGTTTTGATTTGCTGTTGGAACAGTGTAAATAGTTCCTGTTGCACTACCTGATCTACTTATAAATAAATCAGCCAAGGAACCACGTCCTTGCTGTTGATTCGTCTTTTATATCCTGCTGATAACCAAAGTTTAATTGTTGCACTATCTGCTCTAACAACCTTGTTAATATATCAATTATAGTAGGTTGATACTCAGGTGTTGCTTGAGGAAATCTTGTTGTCGTAATCTTAGCCATTATCTGCCTCCATCTGGTTGTACATCTAATCGAAGTGTACCATATCTCCATTTATCACCAACAGCGTCACTGTCAATACGAACATTTGCTTGTCTTCCTCTACCTCGTAAATCAAATTTTTCTGTTGTAGGAACTACAGTTCTTACAACGGTTTGACTGTTTGTTGCATTCGGATATGTTTTAAATTTTAATGTTACATCAACAGATCCTGTAAGATCTTTAAAGTTTGGTATACCTCTTCCTATATGTAAGAAAGGTTGACCATCAGCAATATCAAAATCACCTGACTCAATAAATGCTGTAATAGGTAGTGTTACATTATCATCACCTGTTTCGTGTTGAAATAATGTTGTTGCTCCTGCTGTTAAACCGTTAATAACATTATTATTAGCAACTCCTGTTGTTGAATATTCTGTAGCATATGGTTTTTGATACACGCCATAATCTTGCCATGTTGTTCTAGC